AAGTTCCGAAAGCGAGCAACTGCATAGCAGAATAAGCCGATTGTCTGATGCTGTTTACGAAGCACAGGAAGAAGGAACACTAAAAGGCAAAAAAATTAAAAAAGGTGAGAAGATGGTAAATAAAAAAGATGAGCCAAAGGAACCAACAGAACCTAAGGAACCAGTAGAGCCAGCAGAACCGGCTGAACCTGTTGAACCAGCAGAACCTACTGAGCCAGTTGAGCCAGAAGGAAAAGACGAGCTTCTTGAGATAAAGAGCAGAGTTGAAGTTCTTGAGAAAGAGAATAAAGAATTGAAAGATGCCATGAAAAAGGCAAGACCAAAAGCTTTAGGACCTGAGGACAAATCTCAAAAAGGAGATAATCCAGAGGTTAAAAGCATAGGGCCACTCGATTACATAAAATAAGAGGTGAAAGACAATGAAAAATTTCTTACAAATAAACGGAGAACAGTTTGAAGTTGGAACAAAAGACATAAACCAAGAGATGAAGTTTGTGGAGACAAAAGGTTTTGCTCCAGCAAGCATATATCAGCATTCTTTTGGTCCAATTAATCATAAAACCACTTATATGAATGGGTGGACTGGTGTATTACAGGCAAGCATTGAAAGATGCTATGGACTTAGGTTACCAGAGAATACACGGCAAGGCTTTAGGGCCAGAGAGTGGTGGAGCAGGAACAGCAGGATATGCATTAGTTCCGGTATATGTTGACCCAAGAATAGTTGACCAGAGTCGTAAATATACTCCACTTGTTGAAGTGATTCCAAGAGTCACAAATCAAGGACTAACAGCAGACTATAATATTATTACAGCAAAGGGAGCAGCTGTTACAGCTAACCCAGATGCAGCACTAACAGAGGCAGATGATACTTACGATAGGCAAAGCAAGGCAATTAAATACTTGTATTCTGTAGGAAGAGTTTTAGGGCCAATACAGGCTGCAATGCCAAGCTATATTCTTGAAGGATTCCAGCCAACTGGAGCAGGAAATGTAGCAGGTTCTACATTTGCACCAGCAGGAGTTCCAAACGCAAAGCAGATTGAAGTTTTGATGAAAGCAAGGGCAATGAAAGAATTGGAAGAAAACTTAATAGTAAATGGAGCAATAGCTACAGATGCTACCCAATATGACGGAATTGTAGCTCTTCAAAGCACAACCAACAAGACAGACCTAAATTCTGCTGCTCTTACTTGGGATGATGTAGAAGACACAGTTCAGGCTGCTTTCGACTTAGGTGGAAGGCCAAAGTTGGCAATAGCAAGCTCGGCGGTAGTTACAGATTTGAGAAAGCTGATGATTGATACATTCAGGTTTGGGCCAGAACAGTTAGTGAGCGGAGCACCACTTCCTTTTGGGATACCACCACAACTGGTAATACATACAATGGTTGGGCCAATTCCTTGTATTCCAAGCATGTATTTAAGCAATACATCTGGAAGCAAGTCAATCTACTTCCTTGACACTGACTTTATAGAGATGAGAGTATTGCAAGATATGACCTATGAGGACCTTGCAAAGACCAATGATAGTTCCAAATTCATGTTGAAGATTTATGAGTGCCTAATAATGAGAGCACCAACATTCAACTCATGGATTGGAGAGATAGCTTAGAGGTGATATAAATGGGAGAAGTAACATCAAGTTGCACAATAATTCATCAAGCTCATATGAGTGGGATGAACTGCGTTATTTTGGACTGTTCAAGCTGCACTGCAGCTGACTATATAGACCTGAATGACTTGTTAGAAACTGGTTTACTTGGTAAAAGAGTAAAATATGTGCATCATGCACACTCAGTTGAAGACCCATACGGCACAGCAGTAAACAGGCCAGTAGTCTTGACAACAGGTTCTACAACAATAAGTGACAGAATAACGGTTGGAGCAGGACCAAGCACAGCAGCAGTAAGATTTATTGTGTTTTACGAGTGAGGTGAAGAATGGCTTCAGATGTAACTGCACTTTGTTCAATAATACAAGAATCGCACCCAGCTGGTGTGAACTGCTTAATTATTGAATGCTCAGCTGCAACCAACACAGACTATGTGGATTTGAACGATTTACTTGAATCAAACACATTGGGAAAAAGAGTTAAGTTTGTGCACTATGCACATGCAACTCACACTCCTTATGGAGTAGCAGTTGATGTTTCCATTGTATTAACAACTGGAACAACTACTATAAGTGATAGAATCACAGTTGGCGGAACCATAACTGGTAACAAAGTGATTAGATTCATTGTATTTTACGAATAATTTTTTTTATTTTAAATAAAAACAAAAAGGTGATAATATGGTAGCAAACGGCTTAAGAACCTCAAAAGGACCAGCAAGCCCCCCTTATGCCCATGGCCCTTACGAGTGGAACCAGATATGTGTAATGAACAAACCATCTGTGGACAGCTATAAAAGATATACTCTTGAGGAGAATTTTCATAGAGTGCCTGCAGCAAGCGCAACAATAGACCAGGTGTGGACAACTGAGGCTGCGAGAAACGCAAACATAGACTTTGAAACATTGGGAACTGATTTTGCATCAGGAACAATAGCATTTGATGAGGGCGGGGTAAAACTAACCACACACTCAACATCAGCAGACCAGATGATTGTTTTGCCTCATTTAGATTCAGGTCAAAGTGCATGGAAAGAGATTTTGTGGGGAACAGAAAATCAAGTAATTTGGGAAGCGGTAATCAGAACAGGGTCATCTGTAGCAGATGTAACTATATGGGCTGGATTAAAGCTAACTAATACAAGTGTTGTAATTACAGATGCTGACGCGGCATATTTCAGGTTTGACGGAGTTGTAGCAAACTGGGAAGCCACAACTTCGATTGCAGACGCAGATGTTGAATCAGACACAGGAATTGTTGTTGCAGCAGATACTAATTACTATTTCAGGATAGAAATTGACAAAGACCGAAAAGCACATTTCTTTATAAACAATAAAGAAGTGTAAGCCTCAACAGCTCTTACAAATGATATAGACTTTATACCTTATGTGGGTGTTCAGACTACTACAACTGGCGCAAAAAGCATTTATCTT